TTCTTAAAGCAAGCTGGCCCCGATCCATTCTTATTAAAGACATTTAAAGATACTTTTGTTGGTTCCACTGGTATACTAGCTATGCAGGTAGACGCTGCCCAATCGCTTAAAGCAAGTACGGGACAGTTCGGTACGGATATGGGTAGATTTCAGGACTCTACTAGAAACTATAAAGGATCTATTGATTCTGTGACAACCGAATTAAGAAACACATCCCAATTAGTAGCTATGACTTTTGATCAGAAATTATTAGGGGAGAATGGTTTATTTGCATGGATAACTGATTTGATTAGTTCCTTTAATGATCTAATACCTTCTTATGAGTCTATTGCTGATTCACTTTTGTCGTTCGTTAATATGGTTAGAAATCCAGGAGCAACAGGTATGAATCTTCTTACTAAGGGAACTCCTATGGAAAATCAATTTTCACATCTTGATGCTATGAATATGAGCCCTGAGGAGGTTGCTAGAAGCAAAAAAAGGAAAAAGATGCTGGAAAATAGGGAAGCTATGAAAAATAACGAGGCCCTCCCGTATCCAAATGAAGGTAATCTTCAAATGAGGCAATATCAGAAAGAGATGATGGATGCTATGTTCAAATCCATGCCTGACGAGTACAGTCATGGTGCAGGTAAAGCAACGAGTTATTCCCCAGAAGACTGGGACGCGATGATGGCAAAGGGACGGAAAACTAAGGAAGAGGAGAAGGAAGTAGCAGAAATTGTTGGTCAAGAAGTAGCAAAGGCATTGTTTCCTCTCTTTTATAATAAATTAAATAAACCTCCTAGTTTAGGGGAAGGTCGGTATTCTACATCTAGAGAGGCAAGAGATAAAGAATGAGTCATAACAATAGAGTAGGACCGATATTAGGAGACCCAAACTGGGTAGGTAAACTATCTTTACAGTATTTCGATGGTACTAGTAATATATTGAGAAAGACTATACCATTCTATGAGAACCCTACCATTAGAGAGTCTCAAGAATCAAGAATTAGTAGATTTGGTCCTATAGGACGAGCAGGAGAATTATTTGCTTACACAGGAGCTAAGTCTAGACAGATAAATATCTCTTTTAATTTAACCTTACCTCATTTGTATAGCTTAAGACCCTCCAATACCAACATTAATCGTATTCCTAACACAAAACAAAGCGACAGAGAGGAAATGTTGGAGAAACACTGGTCGGATACTGTTAATAAAAATACCACGCATGGGGCGGGAAAATATGATCAACTCTATCAAGATTCATTGCCTGAAGCAGAAAAACTTCTAAATATGTTTCAACAGCAATCCTCCCCTATGAATCAATTAGATTCAGATGCAGCTAGTGAAAGGAGAAAGTATATAAACCTCATCACAGATTACATTGTAGCAGTTAGATCAACGGTTATTAATAATGCCAGTAAGCCTATTTATGGCCCCCCTATCGTTAGATTATGGTTTGGTCAACTTTATGAGAATGTACCATGTATTTGTACCTCTTATAGTATAGAAGCAGACATATCGGCAGGTTATGACAAAAGAACTTTATTGCCAAGAGTATTAAGAGTAAGTATGTCTTTGGTAGAGGCTAGAAATATGGGTAAATTTAGTAATAAGTCTAGTGCAAGTCAGGTAGAGCGGGATGCGTTGCCTGGGTGGGAAGTTATTGTTTCCCCAGCCTCCCTTACAGGAAACACTATGGATCCATGGAAGGTAGGTCAATAATGGCTGCGAAATCTTATCCGTCTAGGTATGATTACGGAGTTAAAATCATAGAGCATAGGGGAGTTAAGATAACGACTTCTATTAATACAGAGATTGAACTTTTAATATCCCAAATACCTGAGGGGATACCCTATCAAAAAGGTAAATGTATACCTGCTGTAGTTCATAGACCTGATATAATTTCCGACTTAGCCTTTGACACTCCTGCTTTGTGGTGGTATATTCAGTTATTCAATAATATCTCAGACCCCTTTGAGGGATTTAATGCAGGAGATAGAATACTTCTCCCGTCTATAAATGGAATTCCTAAATGAGTAGACCAGAGTTAAAAAATTATGTACCTACTAACTTAAACCCTCTCCCTCATGAGACAGTTAGTATTCTATTATCAACAGATAGAAGAGACTTAGAAAGAGTTATGGTAGATGACCTTATAGAAAAGGTTGATAATGCAAAGGGCACATTTTTATTTACTTCTCAAAATACAGCTTTCTTAGGATTAGAACATTATACAAGGGCAGGTAAAGGTTTAAAACTAGGATTGAAGATTGGAGACCCTGACGGTAAGGTTATGAATGAGTTACTGTCCCCTAGCTTTGATTTAGTTGCTGAGTTCGAAAAGAAACGAGTAGAGGCTGAATCTATAATTTCTGAATTTGAAAGTGATCCTCATGTTTTGCAGGCAAGACAAAATATCTTATCTGATTTAGAGATAGATGAGGCTACACTATCTAGATCAAATCTTAAGTTTTATATAGCTTACGGAATGGGTTCTGATTCCAGGTATTGGGCTGGCCCATTTATACTGCACTTATATGGAGCTAATTATACTTATGATGATATGGGGATAGCTTCTTTGGAATTAAGTTTCGTAGCTGATATATCATACGAGGCCCAAATAACCTTTAGGGAGAACGGTGTTGTTCTTCCCACAAATCCTTTATTCATGACTGCTACTGTTCCACCTACTACTAAAACTAAAATAGGAACTTTTAAGAAAGGTAATTTTAAAGTAGAGACTCCTGGAGGTATTAGACTAGCTACAGGTAAATCACTTGTAACAAGCGTCTACCCAGTGGATGGAGGAATCATGGGTGGAATTATAGAGTGTCACAATAAATGGACTCAATCTTTTGGTATAGAGAATTTTCTACAAATCTACCCTAAAGATATTTTTGATAGTTTAGAAACTAATTTACCCTCTAAATTTGGGGGATTTATAGAACTGGCGGGGGACACTACTCTTAATTCTCTAAAAAAACAATTAAAAGAGTATGGTTTTAGGGTTACCATAGAGGAGGGTGGTGCTGGGTGGGGAGACCCAACTCTGGCACCAACAAAGGAGGGCGTTTCTATATTTGGGATAACTTTAGTTGAAGATACCTCCAAGGAGTATCATGTTTACTTAGATATTGATGAGTATTATAAATCAGAATCTAACCCTGGTAATGGGGAAGTAAACTTTTTAAGACCTTTCCAAATATTTTGGAACAAGACTGAAGCATTAACGGGGAAAACTTTAAGTTTTGAACTATACCAGGAGTCTAATGTAGATCAACTATCTATGTTAAAAGAATTTTCTCCAACTTATGGTGCAGCAATCGTAAAAGATGATGCTCCTCTATTTGTATTGGCTGAACGGGCTACTTACCAAAAAGAGATGTGGAATGGTGGAGTTACTGTAAACTTACCTACTTTAAATACTACTGAAGATACATATAAAACAAAGATTAATGAGTATATAGAAAATAAACTATTACATGCTCCAAGCCCTAGCATCTATTTAGGAAAAGTTTTAGATAACTTACATGACGGTGGTGATTCTAGTACGAAGTTAGATGGATATGAAGGAACTTATGGGCTATCTATAGAAGATTTATCGGATAAGCAGAAAAGTGGAATTTCTAGTAGACCTCTTCCTGTATTTGAAGCTAACACCCCAAATGCCAACATATTATCATATTCTTTTGATCAAGAGGCTATGTCCTTTGCATCTATGACTAGAAATTTAGGGACAATTCCTAAAAAGGATGAAGATAAGATGAGAACCCTTATAAAAAAAGAATTAGGTGGGCTAGCTTCACGATATCCAGGGTCCAAATTCTTAGAGGAGACTGGTAGGGAATTTGATTTAGATAAGTTATCAGATAATCTTATGGATACCTTATTTGTAGAGAGTAGACAGGGACTTGATTTTAGTGATACTAATCCAGCCACAATATTTGATAGAATAATACCTTATTTAAGGTTTTTTTGGAATTTATCTATCATAGGTGGGACTAGAGGAACAATTAAAACTCTTCCTATGTTTACTTTATCAGATAATGCTATATTAAGACAATTATGTATCATAAATATCTATAAAAATCCTACTATTCAATCCACTCATGCAAGTTTAGAACTCTATAATACAACATACAGTGGGTTATATAATATGATAGGATTTAATCATGTCATTAATGGGTCAGAGACCTATTCTGAATTTGATGTACTTAAGATAGGTCTTCCCCCTAAAAATAAAATGAAGCAAACTAAATTTGATTTACCCCCTCCCGCTGGGGGAACTCTACGAGGTCCTGAGGAGGAGGCTCCAGGAGTACGCACATGGTAATCGTAGACTTTGGAATAATATTATGTTAGGAGATTTTATAAAAATAGCGAAGGTTGCCAGCATAAAAGACCCCTCTAAGTCTAGTGTCATGAATTGCTTGTGGCCTCAGGAGGAGGATCTAAGTAAAGCGTTTTCTGTATTATATACCTCCCCTTTCTATAGCCCTCCTGCTGGAAATGAAAACAGTGAGTTTGCTGGTATGTATGCTATCCCAACGGAAGGTACTTTTATTTTAATCGCTAGAGCGTGGAACGGTAGTGATTGGTTTTATATTTCTTCCATTAATGGAGATCCTTTCTCAGAAAAGAGAGGTGGGGATATTCCCAATAGGATAACTGGAGTTAATCAAGAAGCATATGAGAATGCTTCCCCAGCTAACGAACTTACTGAGCTTTCGGATAGACCGTGGGGGGTGATGCTAAAATCCCCTGGTGGATCTCAGTTGCAAATGAATGACGGGGCCTCCAAGGAAGATTTAGGATGGAGAACTTTATTACAGAGTATGACTAAAAAAATACTAATAATGGCTGATAACTCTGACTTCCAAGCGTTTAATAACCAACACGGAGATGGTTTAAAGATTGCTGGAGATGAGTACGAAGGTATTAACGGACCAGAATCGGGTGAGTTATCCGTGAAGGGGAATTTATTCTTACATTCTCAAGAAGGTGGTTTAAGTTTAGCCGTGGAGGGGGGAGATTCTTTGGATATAGAAAATTGGACCCCTAACCTTGATCAAAAAAATTACAATGAGGGGCAGGTAACCATTGCATCCTACTCTAATTCTGTAAATATTAGTACTAAGGGTGTAAGCGAATCTATCCAGGACCCAACAAAGCCCAAAGGAATTTTTATAGATGCCTCTAATTATGGGGGAGTAGTTCAGATTAGGACTGGTGTTGGGGGACTAGAAGTATTTTCAGCGGGACATATAAACTTCAATTGTGGTGGAGATTTTAATATAAATGCTAAGGGACATGTAAATATTTCAGCAGGTAGTACTTTATCTCAAACTTGGACTGGCTCTCCACTTCCCCCCCCTGGAATGTTAGGTTATGTTGAACTTAATCCTATATCCGCTGTAGGTCTCACCCCACTTCAAAAAACATTAAATAATGAAGAACAATTCCCTCCCACAGCATAAAAACTATATAATACTATGAAATTTAATCCAAATATATTGTCTGATCCGTTAGGTGGCATGTCTACCCAGTTTGGTATACCAACTTGTGTACTTGGACTGGGAGCGGATCTACTAAATCTACTTCCAGGAGATGTTTTGACAAGTTTCCAGGCTGGTATCGCTGGTGGGATGATGAAAGCTAGAAGCGGAATAGCCAATGTTAGCAAAGCTTTATTTTCTAAATTAGGGATTATGGAGTACGATTCTCAAACAGGAAAACTTTCTTTTTTCTCTGATAGTTCTAGACACGGGGTAGATGGGTTTGGGACTAGTATGTTTAATGCGATAGGCAGTGTTATGGGTATGTTAGCTGTAGGAGGACAGCTTGCTGCCTCTTTCGGTGAGCAATTAGACCAAATCGAAAAGTGCATAGGTGAGTTTGAGGATTGGTTAGATGGGGGTGTTAATAAATCAAATATTAAATCTACTTCGGAATTAGCTGTTTCCCCAGGGCAGTTAAATATGTATAAAGCACAGATATCTACTGCTACTACATTTTTAAGTAGTTGCCAAGACACTATGAACATTATCAACAAGATTTTAATGGATCGCGCAGCAGACCCTTCATTAGAGCCTTTGTTTGGAGAGGATCCCACCGAAGATACAATATTTAGACTTGAATTCGGTCCTCCTAGGTCTAAGCAAGGTCAGTTCCTATTATCGGTAGACGGTCTTTATTATGACTCACAAACTAGAACTTATGCTTCTGGGTCTGAGGTTCCTACTTCAGCAGATCTACAATTCATACCTGATGCCGACAAATGGGCTTTAGATCACGCTCCTAACTTGGGTGGACGAGGAGGAAGTTACTCTTTAGAGGATTTAGGAAGGTATGTTGACACTATCTTTGATATAAACAATATAGATGAGTCGGATATTATTAAAGTTTACTACGATGCTGACCATTTTTTGCAAGTTTTGATTTCTCAGAAGAATAAACGCTTAGATGACCTCCATAGCAACCTCACAGACCTTAGAGTTAGTGGTTACGGGGCTGATTCTGCATTATATTTGAACTACGAGCAACAAATAATTTCAGAGGGAGCTTCTTTTACTAGAAAAATGAATAAAAGAAAGAAACAAATTGAAGTAGCAGTTAAAACACCTGATTTATACGGATCCACCGTTATTTATAAACCAGGGGAAATACCAATTAACAACTTTTCCTTCCTGAGTTCAATAAATCTCAATGTAGAGATAGCCAAACAGAAGAATTTATCCTTTGATCATGGAGAAGTTAGTGGTGTTGTACTACCCATAATACCTAAATTCGTTAAAGCCAGTGATAGTACACAAAATATAGTCATAACTCCTTTAACTGTAGCTCCTATAGGAGCGGGGAGTATCATAGATGGGGAAGAATTAGAAACTCAAGCACCAGTACTCTCTTTAGTAACGGGAATTACCACTAAAGGGCTTATAGCTGTGTATAACTTTACAGATGTTAACTTCCAAACACCAGAGTCTACAACCTTTAATACATTAAATTGTAACGCATTAGGGAGAGAGAATAGAGCGCAAACAGTAACTACATCCCCCGCTATTCTTTTTCAGAAAGGTTTGGGAATTCCTTATCTAAATGGAATGATTAGTTTAGATAAAGCAGACGCTAATTATACATTTAAATCAGAAACCTTCGGGAGTACTGACTTTGAGATTGTAGATTCTGGTAATTATGCGCGTCTTCCTGATTCGGATGAATATAGAGATTTAATGTATACTACTAGTGGAGCAACGATTAATTTCTGGACATACATGCCTGGACTTCATAAGCAGCTTGGTGGCTTTTGGGAGCATCCATACAATACAAGTGCTTTTGATTTTAATTTTAGTTCCACTGCGGGGTCATGGGCAAATGCTCATTACTATAGAGTTCTTTTAGGGTGTGAAAACACTGGTGGAGTTAGTGGTACAGATGCTACATCCTCGATAACCTTAACGGACTCGTCTAATTTCGTTAAAGGTATGCTTATGGGGTGGTCTAGAGACCCAAGAATGTACTTTGAAGGGAGTTCAGTATCCCCAGGGTCCAATGATTTTAATCCTAGGGAAAATTTTGGAGCCATTATAGATGATATTGATCCTATTAACGCCAAAGAGCATTATTATCCTAATGGGTCTACTGGAGTTTGGGAGGTTTCGTCTGGGGCTGGGCAGGATGGTGGGGTAACTACTAATTATGATTATCCCATAGCACATCAACAGGCTAGTGGAACATTTTCTGTCGCTACCAGTAGTAAGATAAGTTATTCCATAGTTTACCCAGGGGATGGGTATGTAGCTTCATCAAATGGGGCTGATGTGTTTCTGTACACCTCTGGTGCTGATAATGACGGAGTAGCATTGGCCTCCGCAGGGCTTTCAGCCACCTTAGGAATTTCTTATTATGCTGCTGCATCGGAGCGTACTCTAAATATAGGCACACCATCAACAGTATTTTTTATTGCCCCAACTAGATCTTATAATACAAGTTCTGTAGGGTTCGCTAAGTCTTTTGGTTGTGAAACAGATGAAGGGGATATTCTTAAATTTGTGGTATCAGATAAGACTATAGTAAATGGTAATAGTTTAGCAGATTGTATTGATAAATTTATTAATATAAGTGTTGTTTTTGATCCACCCAAAGATGAAATAGTATTATATGTTAATGGGTCTATTATTAAGAAAGCCTCTCTTGGGGCTCTATTTGGGAAAGGGAAAAATGGATCCCCTCAATTACCAACATTTATAAGTCCTAGGACATTCACTACCAGCAGTTTTGAGTATGAGAAGAGTACTGTAAATCAAAAAGCGGGAGTAACCTTATTTGATACAGGACCTCATAATAATACCTTCTTTACTCCTTGGATAGTTGGGGGAGGTTGGACTGATGGAAGACCAGTAGATGTATCTACTTCTTCTGGAGGATTCCTTGATACTGGTGCTGGATTAATAAGTTCATATAATGGGTATATAGGAAGTTTAAAGATTTATTCAAAAGCTCTAGATAATAGTGAGGTTCTAACTAATTACTCTAATCAGAAAACATTCTTCGAAAATATGGATTTATAATGGCTTTATACGGTAAATTACCTTCCCCACAAGTAGAACAAGAAGTTATTGAAACTTCTGTTAAAACTATTTATGGATTATCTTGGCCTACGGGAGCGGTTCCTGGGCAACCGTATTTTAATAAAGCTACCAGTAACTTTTTAATCAAAGGTCAACTAACACAATTACTTCTTACTAACCCAGGAGAGAGAGTGATGTTGCCTGATTATGGTGTGGGGTTAAAACAATACTTATTTGAACCTTTAACATCTGATTTAGCAGAGTCTGCGGCAGAAGAAGTAATGACCGCTATTAATAAATATGCTAAGAATATTAAAGTTATAAGTATAAGGTTTTTTCAGGATGAGAACTTAACTGGTTTTGGCATGCCAGGAATGAAAATAAATTTAACTGTAATGCCTAAAAATGGAGACCAACTATTAGATGTTGATATAGTGATATGACTCATAAGACTTCTAGCCAAACTGTACCCTTTACAAATGTAGGTTCCGATTTTATGAAATTGGTAACTTTTGTGGATAATGAAAAATCATCAATTATAGATTTTACAGCCACAGATTTTGCCTCTTTAAGATCCGCTCTACTTGATTACATTAGAACTGTATACCCCTTAGATTATAATAACTTTGTGGAATCCGATTTAGGACTAATGTTAGTAGAATTAGTAGCATATATGGGAACTGTCATGTCCATGAAAGCTGATATGCTTGCTCATGAAAACTTTTTACAAACAGCTAAAGATAGAGAAAGTGTTAGAAAATTATTTCAGTTGGTGGGCATATCCTTAAAGGGTCCTACTTCAGCACAAGCTACAGCTAATCTTTCTATAGACGGGCAAACAGGGGATCTAAACGGCACCCTTACCATTCCTGTAGCTAATAGGGTGGTATCTGTAATTTCCCCCCAAGACCAGCAACCCCTGAATTATAGTTTGTATAAAGCTACTAATGGTATAGTAGACTATCTAACAACGTATGGAGCAGATATATCCTTCGATCAATCTAACTGGCTTGGGGACGGTAGCAGCATTTGGGAGGCTGTAATGCTTGAAGGAGCCTTCGCTACCCAAACAGGCACTTTTTATAAGATAGAGGTAGCACAAAGTATTACCTTAGAGGAAGGACCCGTAGTTCAAAACAGTGTTCAAGTATTTGTTAGTGGTATAAATAGCACTACTTCAGGATCCTATAGGCAGGTAGCGAATATATATCAGGCATCTTCCATTAATGATAAAGTATTTCAAGCAGTATACTTAGATAACTATAAAGTTAAATTAGTTTTTGGGGATGGAAGTAACGGAACAGCCCCTACCCCACAGTCTTCTTATATTGTTACTTATAGAGTAGGGGGAGGCACCAGGGGAAATACCCCTAACGGGTTTGTTAATGCTGTTTTGGATGGCCCAACTTACGAGGGGGATGCTAGTAGTGTGCGCGTAACCCAAACTCAATTAGCTACTGGTGGAACTGGGGCTGAGACAGTTAGCCATGCTAAAAAATATGGGCCTTTATCTTTTAAGCAGCAAGATAGATTAGTCTCTTTAGAGGATTATACTTCTTTTGCTAGTACTTATGTAGGCCCTGCTGGAACTGTAGCTAAGGCTGTTGCCTCTACCAGAAAAGCATATAGCTCTGCTAATATAATTGATATCTTTATCTTAGAAAGGGCTACTGATTTACAATTACAAAAGGCTTCTCTGTCTTTTAAAAATTCTTTGTTAGAAGCCATGAACGCTAAAAAAATGATAACAGATGATGTAGTTATTTCTGATGGTCTTATAAGAACTTTAGATTTAATTATAACAACTCATGTAGATAAATCTTTACAGGGCATGGAAAGCGGTATAATAGCAGAAGTATCTCAGAAAATAAGAAAGTATTTTATGTCAGATAAAATAGATTTTGGGGATACAATAGTTTTTTCTGATTTGATGAGAGTAATATTTGAAACTCCTGAAGTTAGATTTTCTGAAGTAGAAAACTTTACCCATAATATTACTGTTGATTTTAATGAAGTTATTCAGTTAAATAACTTAGTTGTAAATGTTAGTTACGTCTAATGGCTAAAAGAAATTTATACAAAAGAACTTATCTTGAGGATATAAAAAATGTAATTCCTCCAGTCTATTTTCAAAAAGACTTTTCTATCAGTGGTATGGGGAGATCCATATACGATGAGTTAATTAATAGCCATATTAACTTTTGTATAAAGCAGTCTTCTTTATTTGATATATCCTCTACAACTAATTTCTCAGCTATGGGGACTGTAGAGGGTCTTTCTAGGTGGTTTGTTAAACAAAATAACTTAACTGATATCACAGCTAGGCAACTCAACTTAAGGCTTTTCGAGCCAATGGGGTACAGTGCCAAAGAGTATACTGCCTCTGCCGACTTTAAATCTTTTTTAGAGACTGCCATTCTTCCTAAGATAACACTTAACTCGTCTAGTTTGGCGGTTGATACTTCTAGTGCTTTTGCTGATACTGCTAGTGGTACTCATGAACATTTAATTAATTTATTAGGGTGGGGATATTTCTTAAATACTTCAGGATACACCACTAGTTCTTATTCCCCATCTTCGTATGTAGCTGGTGCCCTTACGGATCTTTACTTTAATGGGGAGATATTTGATACTACTAAGGGTATAAAGGGGCTCTCCCATTATATATGGAAAGACTGGAAAGATTTATCTGGAGTTTCTACATCTTTACTGCCTAAAGATCTGAAGCCAGGAGCTACCACATATACCAGCGGAACACAGAATAGAGATACTTTAGATACTTTAGTAGATATAGTTTATAGTAATCAGTATGCGGATAAAGGTGATATCTATGTTAAAGAAGCTTTTATAGATTATATTGATAATGGAAATTTCTTAACAGGTGAAGAACAGGTAGGACCATTCTCCAAACTTATGAAGGCATTTTCCTACTCCTTTTTTGATACTAATAATAGTGTTTCTAAGTTAACTTCTATACTTGATATTGAAAATTGCCCTGATCATCTCCTACCTTACTTATCTGATTTAATTGGATGGAGATTATATGGATCTAGTCCTTCTGCGTGGAGAAGGCAGTTACGGAATGCGGTTACTTTATATAAACAGAAAGGGACTAAAGAAGGGATATACAATGCCCTGACTACCGTATTACCTAATACTTCATTCCAAGCATCTAGTATATCAGAGTTTTATGAGTCTTATGTCCCTAATCTTATTTATTATTTACTGAAAACTGAGACTACAATATTCAGTAGTTTCAAATCATGGACACAAGACATGGCAAACTCGTATGCAGGAGGATATTATGACCCTTCTTACATGGATATAAATGTACGCTATGTTATTGATGCTTTATTGTTAAAAGCTGTCAAGCTATTCCCAGAGTTATTCTATATAAAGAATTTTAAGTTTGATTTAGATAATCCAGAATTTGTATTTTATTATCGAGGGAGAAATTTTCCTATCCCGCCTTGGGAAGAAGAGAAATTCTATAAGGATTGTGATATAACAGGAGAGTTACTTGCGTTCTTTGAGAAAGAATTAGTATGCTTAGGGGTGAATGGGGATGTGGTATCTGAATTTAGATCTTTTATAGAGTCTAGTACTACTAAAGGAAGTATAGATCCCAGGTACTATAATAATGGATTTTTCTTTTTAACAAGTTCTATTAATCAGCCCCCTAATAGAGATGCTATAATAAATAACTTTGAAGTTGATAAATATGATTATTTCCCTTTATGGAATGGAAAATCTTCTCATTTTGATGTAGATGTATCTAGTACAACCTTTAGTGGGAATTTATTTCTATCAAATGATTTTTTGAAAGATGATTTTTTACAGTCCCTTGGAGTGGTAGATGCTTTCTCCCCAGCTAAGGCTATACCTAGGGTTAGAGTTAGTTTAGATGCTTCAGATTCCCTTTCTTTAGCAGAGTATAGTTGTCCTTCGGTAAGGTACTGGATGTACGATCTTCCTGTTTCTGGAACTTTAGCGGGAAGTTTTGTTTCTGGGGTGGATATTAGGCGCGTCCATGCTACGATGGGAAGTAGTTATACGGCCCCCCCTCATTCTAATAGGTCTAGAGTAGATCACACTACAGTCCCTGTGTTCGGTAGAGACTTTATAGACAGTCCATTAGATAAAATTAATTTAATGGGGGAAGCTACTTCTTCTGTCCCTCTTGGATTGGTCTCTACCCAAAATATATTTAGAAATAGTTTACGTCGAAGAAATTTTTCTAAGAACCTACAAAAAGGAGGACTTTATAGTAGGACAGGGTTTAACATGCCTTCTTACTTTAATACAAGTGACGTAGGTAAAGATACTGAGTATTATGCTCTAGGGTTTCTTAACTTATTACTCAACTACAATAAAGTTATAAATCCTTATAATCTTTACGAGGTGTCCTCGTTCCCCTATAACCTAGATGTGTGGTCAGAGTGTTGGGATTTAGATTCCACAAAGATAATGAGTGGTATAGCTGCCTCCTCTACATTTCCTATTAGAGGTTTAATTAATATCACCTCTGGAACCTGTAATCATTATGTAGCTAGAGATAGAACTCCTGAGTTTTATACTCTTATTCATGATTTTATAGATTCTAAACTAGAAGCTGAAGCTAATTACATAGCTGTAAAAAATAAGTTTCTGTTGGAGGTTTCTTCTTATCTAGATGCGTCTGCATCTTTAAAGAGTATCCTTTGGGATAAGTATGAGTTTGATTTAGATGAGATTTATGATATAATTTTAGGTAAGAGGATTATGAGTAGGGGCTCAAAAGATGGTATACATAAACTATTTTTAGATTATATAAAGTATTTTTCTAGTCATGGAGTAGGTAATTCTACGATAGAGACAATTGAGGATGGTGGTTTGAATATACTATCACATACTTTTGGACCATTATTGTATAATGCTAAGTTTACAGTAGATGGGTCTGGTGTAAAGACTGGAGTTAGTTCCCAGCTAATAAATAAGAATCTTCAGAATGTAAAGTCTTTTGCTGTAAAAGATATGTCTGCATTAAACAATATAACAGCAAGCGCAGTTAGTTTATTGCCTGTACAGGGAACTGAGTATAGAAACCCTCATTTATTATCAGGTGTAGAGTTTGTGGATTCTAGTGCTGGAACTTCAAAGTTTACTATAGTTGATTTAGACCCCAGTACAGCTACCCGTGGACAGAATAACTATTTAGTAAACAATAATATTATTCTTACGGAACCTCAAGGAGGATTGTCTAGAATTAGATTTAATTTAAAGGAGTATGGAAAGGATACAAATTTATTAATTCCAGAGCATCCATTTAAACTAACCTTAAATGCGGCTATAGGAAATAAAGATTCTACTTTATTGGGTGGGGGATCTTTTGCGGTATGGCTGCACACAGCCCCTGAAGTAGATGAACATGGTAATAGCGGTTTTTGGAACTACATGCCTAATGGAAACTGGGTTTATATTCCTTCTTCGGCTGTAGTGTCTGGAACTAATGCCATTCAATATGTTAAACAAAATTTGGTACATAATTTAGACTACTCCGAAACTTACCCTACTTCAGGAGAGTCTTGTTTAGTAAGTAAGTCTGATAAAGATGTTCTATTTAATATTCAAAAAGAGGACTTTAGATCAACTACTATTTCTTTTAACACTTTTAATCAGCCTATTAAAACTCCTCTACCCTATTACAAAAAGTTTAATAAAGTTCATCGAAGTAATCAAAATTATATCTTTGAAATTATAAATTTAGGAAATCAGATCAGCAAGTATGGTATTATAGATTATATCTCTGTCATAGATAATAAGGAAGCAGATAGGGCACATTTGCGTCATTACTTTACCTATAATAATTATGATCGGGCTAAAGGGACTATGACTGATAATTTTAGATTTATAGATGCCAGAGATAATGTTATTGCTAGCGGCACTACATTACTATCTGATTCTTTAGGGAATATAACCACTGTAAGTGAAGATAAAGTTACCTTCCAACAATCCCAAGCTTTTGGATTTAATCAATCTAAAACGGTACTATATTCCCAAATAAATTTAGATAACCCACTGATATGGGCAACGGATTCCAATGGAACCATAATTAACCTAAATAAAGTTCCTCACTCAGGATCGTTTATAGTGGGCGTAAATTCTATTATTACTCCTAGTAGTCTAACTATAAAAGGAAAAACAAAAGGTTCTAACATAAATATTCTATTAGTGCCCCAAGATTTGGGCCTTTGGGTGGAAGTAGATTAAATTATAAAGTGGCTCCCATGTGGGTGCAGACGGGTGGGTACGCTACGTATTTATCTAATAATAACCAATATACAGAAATTCGTGTGGATAACTAATGAAAGGGTCAGTACAAATATATGGAATAACTCCTGAGGGGAATAAAGAGTTATTAGTGGAACAAGATAATCTTACTACCGTAGGGTTTTCCGAGCAGATTACTGATTTATTAACTACGCCCTCCTCTATTCAATTCCCTACTTCTACTAATACTGATTGTTTAGATTCCTCTAATTATGAGATCCAAGGCTTCTCTATGTCCAAGAACATAGAGCAGTTTAAAAATAATCTCCATACCTATACTACTACTAATTTATTACATAATTCTGATTTAAAGGAACTTACTGGTTGGCAGCCCCTGACTAACGCCACCTTAGCTCAGAATGTTGTTGATGGATTCTCTCCTGGTGTAAGTGGATCTTTATTAGTAGGTACTACCTCAGGAGGAAGTTTCGCACAGCAAGTTAAGTACAATAATGCCACTGGTGAGTTTTCTGCTGGTTTCTTTAGTGGCACTTCTATGGTTGCTTCTATAGACATGAAGTTTAATAGAGATAATCCTCCCGCACAGTTATCCTCTAATGCAGATGGGTATATAGGGCAGTCTGCTTTTTCTATTTACCACGGTAACAGGACTACACGCACATTAGTTATGTGGAACTCTAGTGGAGAAGCCTCCCTGCTCGACACCAGAGGGACTTCTGACTGGTTGGGGGGTATTA